ACGGCGCAGTCCAGAAACACAACTAAGTGTTTCCCCATTCGGCCACAGAATGGTAGAGTGATCTTGCCAGCTAGCTCACTCTTTAAAAGCTACTTTTAATTACTTAGGGGTGTCAGTCCCCAAAACATTGCCAAACTAGGCAGGTGCTGCTGCTTCATAGTACATACGTGGTAATCCAGTGAAGAAGTAACACTGGAAATCCTCTCCTGCTGCAGCATACACATCAATGGTAGCTGAAGCAGAAGTGGACCCACTACTGTTGAAGAAAACTCGAATGTCAAAAGCAGCTTCCCATATGTTAACCCCTGTTAAACTCTCAGGTTTCCCTGGAGTAAAACGATAAGGGCTATAGTATGGGATTTCGACTTCTAGTGCTCCATTCACTTGATTGGTCGTAAGAGTCATACCCCTAGTACCTGGAAAAGGGTTTGAATCTAATGGAACATTGTTGCTTGTACCAGACTCCCATGCAGAAACAATATCTGCACGGGCAGACTTAACTGTACCATATGTAGGTATAGTGTTCAAGTCATATCTGTACTCAGGTGACAAAATCAACCAAGGAGCTCGCTGAACTTCAATACGATCACTTCGCGATTGTTCACCACGCGGTACTAACTTGTAACGGATTGATCCTCTTGAACCTGAATAAGCAGAACGAACCCAATGCAAGAGAACAGTATTCACATAGTTATAAGGAGCTGCTGCAGCAGTAACATCTACTGCATCTGCAACATTTCCTCTCAAATACGGAAAAGACGCATACCGTTGTGAAATCACAACAGGGATAGTATCTAACTTCGGAATTGTGTTCCAAAGACTGTATCTCTTCAACATAGTTCTAAAAGAAGTAATTGCTTCCCCAAAGAAGACTTTGTTCAAATCAGAATTTTCAACTGGGGGTAAACCAACTAAAGTAGATTGCTCTTGTTGTGGAGCATCTAATTCTTCAGTATTCTGACTTTCAGGAACTATTTCTCCTGCTTGAGGCTTCAAAACTTCTCCACTTTGTGGTTTCAACACGAAGTGCTGAAAGTAATCATCTGGAGCAGCTACTTCGAAATCATCTCCCATTGATACAAACACATTGACCTCAATGTCATTATTAACTGTACTATTGGGAGTTGTAAGTTCATTCACCACAATCACTCCAATGACTCCATTTCCTAATCCTTTTGTTGTGTATCTAGTCGAACTATACATTGTAGTCACAGGATCTTGTCCTGGTAATGCATGGTTAAGAAAATTCCTGTCTTGACCATTACCAATCTCAATAGTAAAATCTTGCTCATCGGCAATATCTACAATCTTGAGATAATTTGTATTATACTCAGAAAATCCAAGATAAGTGTTGTTCGCAATAAAATTTGGATCATACACAAACTTGAGACGTCCTTTGTGAAAACTAGAACATACAATTTGGAACCGGAACTTCATGGAGCCTTTCCAATGTTGAAATGGTAAAGCTGCCATAGCACATGCCGGAAAGTGAAGTGATGTAGGAGCAGCTCCATTTTCTGCCCATATGCAAGGATCTAAACGAGCATTCCACAACAGAGAATCAGGTGCAGTTCCAATTGTCCAAGAAAAAGTCGTCAAATACGATTCTCTCTTAGCAATTTCCCTTATATTGAAAGGATCAGCAGGCCCAACACCAGCAATTCTAGGATCAATAGATAACTCTTGCTTGTCGTCTACTGTCAATTTTTGAGCATTGTCAGGTACATTAGTCAATGCAAAAGAACTTACTTGTGTTGGCCTCAAGGGTTCAGGAGCTTTTGTAATAGGAGGGCGACAATAACCAAAAATCTTGGCCATAGTTGCTACAGCATTAGAACCAATTTCTGTAGCTGTTGCAAAAGGACCAATGTATGGTACTCCTTTCAAATATGCTGCAAACTTTGCAACACTAGTGGCAGGACCACTAATCATACCCTCTTTATTTGCTTCCTCAATTTCACCAGATTGAGGAGACAATGTGTCCTGATCCACTGAAGTCAACACACTCATTGACACATCTTCAGCCCAAGCAAACACAGTAACAGTAACAACATCAGTTGCACCATTAGCATGTTTTAAAGGATTCAAAGTTCGGAAATACATTCGTCCCATTTGACTCCATTGAGAAGAGATGATATCAAAATAGTTCTGAAAGTTGAACATTGGTAGCTTCAACTCTCCACCAGTTGAAGTGGTGGGATTCAGAAAAATATGTGGTTGTTGACTAGCTTGCACTAAATCTTCACGAATCAGTGCTGCATTTGTCGACAGAGTATCAAACACATGAAATGGAAGATAGCTCACCAGCATACGACCGTACTGGAAACCATTACCATTAATGACAACCTTAACTTTCAAATTTGCTTTCAGCAAAGAAAAGTTTGTCAATCGATTTGAAACCCTTGGATTATCAAAATACAAAGACCAAGGATCCAAATCAAAATTCAAATCAACACTTGTT